CATCACAATATTTGGACTCGTTGATACTGGTGCAGCCCGACAAAATATTAGGTTCAGAACTTTTCGAGACAAGGTTTCTGGTTCAAGTAAGTCTGGAAATGCAGGCGATATTGGCGACGATAACTTTAGCTCTATCATATCGGAGTTTGAATAATGGGTTGGGAATCTGGCCGATCATATAGGTTGTTTGAGGACAAGGGTGCCTGGGACGATGATGTAGGTGTGTATGATCAAGACTACACCGAGCGAGAAACACCTGTGTTCGGTATGCTTCAAATGTTGAAGCCATATCAGATAGACAGATTGCCCGAGGGTGTGAAAATTCAGCAGGCAAGATATAGGTTCTACACCAGGGAGCGATTGAATTTCTTTGGCATGGCTTCAACGAATGATGGAAAACGATCTGATAGAATTCAATATGGTGGGCCTTCTGGCAATAGTATCACTTTGCAAGTGGTCGGTCTGAAACCTGCTGTGCCACCATGGGAAGTTGGTGATGCTGCTGATTTTGCTGATAGTGCTATTTATTTTGAATATTATCTTGCCGATGTAGGGAGCTTTTAATGGGCGCATATAACCCACGGCCCTGGGAATTAGCATTCAGAGATTATATTATACGCGCTCTTGTGTTCAAAGGCATTGACGCTAATGGCGTTGCAATGGACTTGGCTAAAGCAAAGAAGTCAATCACCTTCGATTACAGTATGGCACCCAGGAAGGGCTTCGACCCTTGGATTGTGATTGCACCTATCGGGCAGTTGCCAACTGGAACAGATTCCCGACTTAGCAGCACACCTGACGGTGACGATTTCACGTTGCAATTGAATACCCAGTGGTTTGGAACAATTCGGATCAATGTTATTTCATCCAAGGCCAATGAATTCGCAGACTTGTTTTGTGATTTCTACGAGCAGGAAGAAGAAGCAAAGATCAACTTTGATGCTGGTCTAAGTATCCTACAGGTGCTTGCCAGGATTCCACTTTCAGAAGTAGACAACGAAGAATACGACCGCCGAGAGATCATTGACTTTGAATGTGGGTTCATGTACGGTACTACAAGAAAACAAGCTGCGGTCAATGGTGTCGTGGCTACTACGAATATAGAATAAGGAGCTATCCTATGAGCCAGAAATCTCACCTCGACAATAACATTTCCCTGAATGTGTATCTCGATGGAAGCAGCGTTGGGAAAAAAGGCTTCGGCCTCCCCCTCCTGGTTACTCGGTTCCGGGATACAGTTGATGCGCTGACTGGCGTTGATACTGGAGCGAAAACTTTTACAGTCGCTGGAGATCGCAGCGCTGAGGCTGTCGTAGGACGGACGCTGTTCCTTGAGCGATCAACTGGTAACGATGGCCGATACACTGTCGTAAGCGCCACCTATACAGCACTCACGCTTTCCACTGCGATTGTTGTGACCGAGGCTGTGGCTGACGCAACCGTTGACGGACGCATCGTGTTCACCTGTATGGACTACGCCTTGAGCGTGGCCGACATTGCGACAAAGACTTTTACCTTCAACGGAATCCAAGGCCTCGCCTCCCAGTGGGAAGCTGGCGATAAGATTCTGCTCTATGGTGGCAATGCCAATGACGGTATCTATACCATCGTCACAGCAACCAAAGTCGGACAAGACTTGGTCGTGGTCGTAGCCGAAACACCCGCAAGCGATACCGCATTAGGCGGAGGCCTCTTAGCCTACGATGGCGCACGAGCGCAGCTTTACGCTGATGGTGTCGGCATTGATGGCGACAAAGCCAAGATGGGCGTCTACACGGCGGCTCACTTGGCAGTCGGCCTACAGCAGAAGCCACATTCCAAATATGTGCTGCTCGGGTTCTGGGGATTGATGGAAGATGATCCTGCGACTGCTGCTACAGCGATCAGCCTTGAGAACGATGATTGGTATGGCATGGCTATGGATAGCCGACTGCCTGCTCACATCGCTGCTACTGCGCCTGACTCCACCAGCATGTCGGCTTATCTGGCTGGCAAAGAAAAGATCGGTGTCGCTCAGACTGACGAGTCAGAACTGCTCGATACCCCTTACGATGATACCGCCACTGCTCCCGACAACGATGTCGCCAGCGTTATGAAGAACCTCAATCGGTTCAACGCCCACATGAACTATCACCAGTACGATAAAGAGTTTGAGGATTGGGCGTTGCTCTGTAATCGACTCGGTGTAGATCCAGACGTGAGCGCAACCATCTGGACGTTCGTTACTTTGGAAGGCGTCACACCGGACACCACGATCACGCCGACACAAGGCGCGAACATGGACGGTAAGAATTGCAACTACTACAATACCTTCGGTGGGGTCGGCTCCACAGGAAAAGGCTTCACGCCCAAGGGCGACAAGATTGACTTGGTAATCACTGCCCATTGGGTTGCTGCTCGACTGCGCGAAGCCTATGCTGCTGTTCTTCTGAATGCTACGAATAGCGGATCAAAAATCCCGTATACCGATGTCGGGTTCCAGGCATTCCGTGGTGAGACTGAGAAGATATTGCAGCAGGGCGTGGCTGCAGGACACTTTGCTGCTGGCACCACTGGCATCGTAATACCTGCTCTGAAAGATGTGCCTGATGCAGACCGCACGGCGCGACTCTTGCGCATCACTGCTGGTGCTCAACCTGCTGGTGCCGTTGAATCGGTCGCTGGTGACGTGTATATTTCCATCAACTTTGCCATCCAGGTGTAAGGAGAAATAAAGTGATAACCAATCCTCTTCTTGGAACATTTAGCCCTCAGCTATTCGCAATTGCCTATGGTGGTATTCCACTGCGTGGGCTTGCCGATGCTGACGATGCAGTAAAGATCGAACACGAATCCGATGCTTGGGATTGGGAAGTTGGCGCAGACGGTGAAGTCATGCGAACCCAAACCGTTGACTATCGTGCGTCCGTAACGATATCTTTTATGCCGACAAGCACTTCGATTGCCATCCTTGAAGCCATGCGAGCAGCCGATCAAGCAACTGGCAAGGGTGCGAAATCCTTGGTGCTGGTTGATCTGTCCAGTGGCTCGGTTTGGAACTCAGCTTCGACGTTTATAAAACGTGCCCCTGATCGTTCCTTCGGCAAAAAGGCTGGTCCTGTGGAATACATATTCCAATGCTCAGCCCTGCTCGAAAACGTTATGGGAATCCAACAAACTCCTGTTGGATAATCTAAGGAGCGAACTATGCCACTGAAATCGCACAAGGTTGAAATTCTGGATTCTGATGATAAGGCTCATCATTATCACACTACACAGTATCCAGGAGGCGAGTCTTTCCAAATCCTGCTTGAGCTTATGACCATTGCTGGAAGCGCAGGCGGTGATGTTATGGAAGGCGTTGGTTCAATGTTCTCTGTCGTAGAGCTTGTGTCTATGGCACAGGGTTCATTGGATTTGCCAAAGGATGCACTCGGTGTCGAACAGCGTGAAGAAAAAACATTCAATGGCAAGGCTTTTGGCAATGCTGTTATCGATCTCGTTGTCGAGGTCAAGCAGGCTGGCGGTCTTGAGTTTATCAAGCGCATACTGCAACACACTATCAGGTCTGCCGATGGTAAAAGTGAAAACGCTCTGCTGAATTGTGCCGATCATTTCGACACGATCTACCAGGGCAACATCGGTGAAGCATTTGAGGCCGTGGCCTGGGTGCTAAAAGAAAACTATGGGCGAACGATAACTCGCCCTTTTTCGAAGTTGCTTTCAGATCAAGGTCCAACAGGGATGCTCGGGAAACTGTCGCAGGCATCTTCGAAAAAGTAGATGTTGACTGGTTCATTTGGCGACTTGTTGAATCTGGATATGGAAGCCTCATTGAGATTTCTACTCTATGGAGCATTGATGATATCATGGATGCTCACGATGTTTTGAACACAAAGCTAATGGCCGATGATGCTATGGCTTACAAATCAGAGCAAGACCGAAATAAAAGGCCCAGATAACAATGCCAGTAATGCGCACCATATTCACAAAGTTGGGGTTCAAAGCTGATACAAAGGGCTTAGATACTGTAGAGAAAAAATCCAAAGCAGTCGAAAAGGGAATGAAACAATTAGCCGTTGCTGGTATTGCCCTTGGTGCTGCATTGACCTATGCGGCAGTTAAAGCAATTGGATTTGAGAAAGCTATGGTCGAGGTCAGTACTTTGGTGGATACGTCCACCACGGATATGCAAAAGCTGACACAACAGGTTCGTGAACTTTCAATTGAGTATGGTTCTGCTCCTGTAGATACTGCCAAGGCATTGTATACCACGATCTCCGCAGGCTTCGGCGATGCTGCCCAGGCAACTATACTGCTGAACACATCGCTAAAGCTCGCCAAGGGTGGTATGACGGATGTTAATGTCGCCACCGATGGTCTGACCAGTATCATGAATGCCTATGGCTTGGGTGCTGAACATGCAACGGACATTTCGGATGCGATGTTCGTCGCTATGCGGGACGGTAAAACTACAATTGCTGAACTGGCAAGCGGGATCGGTGCTGTTGTTCCGTTCGCTGCTGCTGCTGGTGTTAGCATCGATGAACTCTTGGCGAGTACTGCCGCGCTAACTCTCGGTGGTCTGGATACAAAACTTGCATTCACATCGTTGAAGAACATTATTGCATCTACGATCAAGCCGACATCACAGCAGACTGCTGCTGCGAAGAAGTATGGATTTGAGTTGAGCTTGCAAGCTTTGAAAACAAAGGGCTTGCTCGGGTTCATGAATGATATGAAGAAAACACTCGGTGATAACAAAGAAGCGTACACTGAGCTATTCCCCAATATTCGTGCCATCGCTGGTGTGCTTGCTATCGCTGGAAAGCAGGGCGCAAAATTCAACGCCATCATGGATGATATGGACAACAAATCTGGTGCAACAGAAGTTGCATTCCAGAAAGTTTACAACACAGCAGGCGAGGCTTTGAAAAGATTGAAGGCTGCGTTTGATGTTACTGCCGAGACATTCACGGTGGGCCTGCTGCCTATTATTTCCAAGCTAGCAGATGGTGTTACCGATTTATTGAAAGTGTTTCAAAAGCTCGGTAACGAGTATCCAAATCTAACGCGACTGCTCACATTGCTTACTGTGATGATATCCACGGTGCTTATCCTCGGTGGTGCGTTCGCTGTTGCTGCTGCTGCTGCTTCTGTATTCTCTGCTGCTGTTATTACGGCATTACTTCCAATATATGGGATCATGCTTTTGATAATTGCATTTGTGGCGGTGATTGCATTATTTATACAGGATCTTTATGTTGGATTAACTGGTGGCAAGAGCGTTTTATTTGATGCATTCAAAACTCTATTCCAAGAAATCGGGATATGGGTAGATGAAACTATGGACAAGATTTATAAGTTTGCAAATGATGTTGCCAATATATTGAGCGTTCTAATGAAGAATTGGGATATCAATATCAATTTCTCTAAACTGACAGGCGCACTTGATACATATTCAGGTGCGCAAAAGAACAAGCGTGGGCCAAGTACAAACGGGATTATTTACGATTTTATTAAAGGCAAAACAGACCGAGAATACCAGACCAATATGTCCGTGAACGTGGATGGAATGACAACGGTTATCGAAGGTAACATGAGTATGGGGCCAGAAGAATTGACCGATTCAGTACAAGAAGGTAACGAGAAATCCATTGACTATATGATCAAGCAGATGAATTATTCAAGTGAAGGTGGTCTTGGGTAATGGGTTCAAAAAGAGAAACGCAGCTTTTTGGGGCAAGGATATTTCGTCAAGGTGATGCCGAAAAAGGCAGTGCTGTTATTTTTATTTTCGATGTTACCACGAGTCTTGTATCAACAGATGAATCGGTTATCACTGCGCACCCTGTAGAAGCTGGCTCGGATATCAATGATCATATTCAAGATAATCCGCAGATGATTGATTTGACTGGTGCAGTATCCAACTCTCCGGTGTTCGGTACAGAAGAAATTGACCGAGACTTTAACGCGCTCAATACTTTGCGCAAGATCAAGAAAGATAAGGAATCACTTGAGATCGTCCTCCCTGGCACGATTTATCGCGATATGTACCTGTACCGCGTAACCAGCACCAGAAGCCGAAGGAACGGCCAGTCTGTGCGTCCAACGCTATCTTTTAAAAAGGTCAACACCAGCCAATCACAGATTACAGTGGTGCCAGGGAAAAAGAAAACCAAGAAGATGAAGAAAAAGAATCCTGGTGAAAACGACAACGGGAAAAAAGACAAGAAACCAGCCGATGCAACTCAGGAAAAGCAGACTGAATCTTTTTGGAATTATCTCTCCGGTGGGATTGCTGGCTAAGGTGATGTGATGGACGTTTATCAATTCACAAATGAAGCATCCGACTACTCGTTCACCATCACTATTGATGGTGTTGATTTTAGACTTCGCAATCGATGGAATGAAAGATCGCAAGCATGGTACATGGATTTGCTGACAGCAGAGGACGTGTCTATTGCAATCGGGCAGAAGGTGAGTTTGAACGGCACTCTATTTGAGCGAATTGCCAGTGCTGATAAATACGAGGGTATCCTTTTTGTGTTGTCCACTGGCGAAAATAGTGAACTGAGTTTTGATAATCTTCCTACATCTGCTGAGTTGATTTATATGACCGTTGCCGAGGCAGCAGCAGCATTGGCCAGTAGCGCAACGATCAAAACATTTGTGATGACATAATGCTATGTCTGAATTACAACGAAATGTATTCGTACAGGTGGGCAAGCCAGGAGAGCAAGGAAAAGAATGGCGCGATCTGCGCATAGATTTCAACTGTGTGCGCACAGATAATAAAGACCCTAACCAGGGCAAGATTCAAATATACAATCTAAATCCTGATAGCAGGGGATTCATAAAGCAAGAAGATAATCATGTTTTTCTTTATGCTGGTCGAGGTGATAGTGCGCCATTGATTTTCAGTGGCAAGATTACTGACACAATGATTGTTGCTGGCAGTCCTGATATTATTACCGAGATCGAAAGCAAGGATGGTGACGATTTATTCCGAGTCCAGAAAGCTTCGTTGACTCTCGGTGGCCCTATTAAAAAGAAGGATGTTCTCGATGTCCTGGCGAAGCAATTAGGCATTGTGAAAAACATTGTTACTGGCGATGGGCTTGATTTGGATGGTGAATATATCTATGGCGCAACATTCTTTAGTTCTGGAAAAGATGCACTCAACGAAGTTGTAAAAGCTATGGGTGGCAATTGGAGTATCCAGAATGGTTCTATGATTGTGACTGCTGTTGGCAAACCTACTGGACAAATTGCTGTGGTAATAAATAGCACATCTGGAATGGTTGGATCTCCACTGGCAACCAAAGATGGTATGAAATGTCGGGCACTATTGAATCACTCAATTACACCTCGGAGGCTTTTATCTTTACAATCCATGAACCTATCTGGTACATTCATAGTTAAGAAAAGCACGTTTATTGGTTCGAATGGATATGCAAATGATTTCTATACTGACGTGGAAGCGATCACTTACAAATGACAATCGATGCCGACAAAAAACCTAACACTGTTTCAGATGCCATGGAGTTGTTCGTAGACTCCCGCTTGGCCCTGGTGCATGTTGGTATGTGGGCGGTGGTTACGGAATGCGATGGCCGCAAATGCAACGCGCAACCGATTGTCCGTGGTGTGTTTGCAGATGGCAAAGCCGAGCAGATGCCTGTGATAACTGACATCCCGATTCAATGGTTGATGGTCAGTGGATACATGATTGTGTGTCCTGTAAATAAAGGCGACCGAGTGTGGTTGTCCTTTGGTGATTATAGTCAAGAAGAATTCTTGAACACAGGTGCCGATGATACAACACCGAATCTACCGAGACGATTTAACTTGGCAGATGCCGTGGCGCACCCTGGCGGTCGTAGCTATGCAGAGCAATTCGATTACGACAACGACAAAATGATTGTCGGTCGTGAAGATGGTTTGAGAATCGAGATTGATGATGATAGCATTGCCATAGGTGGCAAGGATGGTGCAGGCGCACAATTCAAAGTCACCAAAACAGAAAAGATGTCGTTGACTGCCGGTGGCATAGCAGGTGGTGAATTGTTTCAGCTTGTCGTGGATTTAATGGACATGTTATTATTGCCTAAAAACATAATTTTAGATGTGCCATTTGTACCTCCTGCACTACCGTATACGGGTCAGCTTAGTCCATTAGTAGCATCTATGGCAGACGCTATAAAAACCAAACTGAATGCGATGAAAGCATAATGGCACACGATATCAAAATCGTTGATGATCGGGGAAATGCATTCTATGCCGATTGGTATTTCAACCCCAATGGCGATATAGAGTTTGCCGACGATACCATCGATCAGGGCAATGCTGTGAGACAACGGTGCCAGATCGGAGGCATGTTGGTTCGTGGTGAATGGCCACTGGACACAGACGAAGGTGTACCATACCGTGACGTGCTTGTTAAGAATCCCGATACCGGATTATTCCTGGGTCGATTCAAAGAGTACATGGAAGGTCGTCTAAATGTTTTCTCAGTTGATGAAATAGACTTTGAATATGATTCTGCTGAACGGGAACTTGGGTTCACAATGAATATCAAAACCTTGATTGGTTTGGAAATAAATGTGGAGGCTTGATATGGGTGGCCTGACCTATACCGGATTCGACCGCGAGAATATGACCGATATTGCTGCTGCGATTGTCGATGAACTCAAACGCCAACCTCCTGATGGTCTTGGCTTGGATATTAATCTGAATCCTGATAGCAAATTGTATCAGTTGATTATGAGCGTGGCGAATCCCTTTGATGATTTGTGGGCACTGGCACAAGCTGTCTATGATATGTTCGACCTCGATAGCGCAACGGGACAAGGCTTGGATGTACTCGGTGCGTTGATTGGCACTGACCGCGAACCTGCAACGAGTGCCCAGGGTGTTGCGAGACTCTATGGTGTGCTGGCGACAATAGTTCCTGCACTTTCTGTCGTCGGAACTGAAAACACAGAAGATACTTTCCAGACGAGCGCAGGCGCAACGATAGCATTACTTTCTCAAGTCCTTATCAATGCTGGCCCATACATAATCGGATCATCCACATTTTCTATTACTTCAGAAAATGATGATTTCGGTATTGGTGATCACATTGTAGTAAATGAGGGTGGTGCGAATGAGGAAGAGTTTATTATTGCGAGCATTGACCACACAGCAAACTCACTCACTGTGGTAACTCCATCAACTAAAGTTCATGCAATACTTGAAACTGTGCGACTCTATGCTGCCGATGTTATCGCTGTGGCAATCACCTCTGGTGCCCTGGTAATTGATAACGGACAGATCAACCGAGTGATTACTGCAATCGCTGGATGGGGAGCCGTTGGCAATCCTGCGGAGGCTGGCGAGTGGTCGTCGGGAGTAGCTGTCGAGAGTGATGATGTGTACCGTGCGAGAATCAAACGCAGTCGGCTTATCGGTGGCAAAGGCCCACTCGACCAGATACGAGCAGCAGTAGATGCATTGGATTATGTGACCGATGTTTCAGCCGTTGAAAACATAAAGATGGTTATTGATGCCAATGGGCTTCCTGCCAAATCTTTCATGTGCGTGGTGTATCCGACGACACTTACAACGGTTCAGGAAACCGAAGTTGTACAGACGATTTGGGATAGCAAGCCTGCTGGTATTGAACCATTTGCAGGTCGTCAAGATGTTGTTGTTACATTTGCATTGTCTGCACCTGCGACCGTTGGTAAAGTTTTCAACGTGGTTATCAATGGCAGTACATATACATTTACAGCAGCAGGTGGTGAGTCTGCCACCGATGTTCATAACGCTTTGGCTATTATTATTGCGGCTGCAATTGGAACTCCTGTGCCCACCGGTGGAGCTACCCTTCGATTGCAAAGCGCAAGTGGATACGGATACTTTTCATACTCTGCCAGCACAGATGATGTGGCCGGTACTGTGACAATTGCCCGTGATGATTTGCACAGGTATGGTGTAGCAGTAGATCAAAACGGAAACGACAACGTGGTTGGGTTCCAATACAGCGACGATCAGGATATGTACGTTATTGTCACTCCGACAACTACGAGCGAATATCCGGCAGATGGTGACGATCAAGTGAAAGCAAAGGTAATGGAGTATGCCGCCACGTTGGGCACTGGTGACGATGTGATCATGCTTCATTGTCTGGTTAAGATTGCCGAAGTAGCAGGCGTCACAGGCGCATTGTTGCAAATTAAAGAAGGTGGTGCCCCTGGTGCATATCCGGCAAATATCACCGATATCACAATCGCATTTGACGAATTTGCACAGTTCGCATTGACAAGGATAACCGTGTCGTGAGTGACGTTGTAAAACAAGTCGATTATCTTGGGGTCATTGAAGAATTGGTGCCAGGATTTTTTAAGGGTGGTGCCAGAAATCTTGCAATCAATACTTCCATAGCTGCTAGGATGCAGGAACTTGAAAACGCATTGTGGCAATTGTTTACCGAGCGAGGTGTCGATGTCGCTGTGGGTGATGCACTGGACAAACTAGGTGCATTGGTTGGTGTTGCTCGGGATGGATTGTTAGACGACGATTACAGGCGACTGGTCAATGCTCGGTTGCTCTCTAATCGTAGCGATGGCACAGGCGATCTTTTATTGCAGGTAATTAATCTGCTGTCCGATACTACTAATGCAGTGTACTCACCACTGTATCCTGCTGCCATGGCATTTCAACTTATTGTTCCGTCATTCTTTGATCCTGCTTTTCGCAATCGACTTGGTTCCTGGATGCAGGAAATTGCAGGCGCAGGAATTGAGATTGATAGTATTGCCGAGGCCGAAGTCGGTTCTTTTTGTTTTGGAATTGATGAAACCACACCGGAAATTGTCGGTGGCGGTGGCCTGAGCGAAGAATCGACTGTGTTTGCGCCGAGTACGTTCGGTGGCAAATGGGCTGAGGACTGGATCGGAACTATGCCAATATCAGGTCGGCTTATTTATTATCCATCGTTGCTGGATGGCATGGTGGGTTCATGGGAGTTGGACGATAATGCAGCAGACACGGTTGTCGAAGAAGTATTCCAGAACCTAACTGGTACTGCAACGGTGAACACAAGTACCATTTCTGTTGCTGGCGTAATTGATGAAGCATTTGATTTTGATGGTATTACCGAGGGTGTTGATCTGACCACACATATATCCACCATCGGCGTTTTGTCAGAAGGAACGATTTCTTTCTGGATAAAACAAGTACACGATGGAACGCTGCGAGTTATATTCTCTGTGAGTGATAACCTCGTTGCAAATACCGAGTGGGCTTTGGCTGTTCTAAATGGGCATTGTGGTATCCAGGCAGATGAGCTTGGGAACAATTCAATACCGTATACAGCAACGAAATCTACCAATCCGATTGCAAATGGAGCATGGACATTCGTTGCAGTCACGGTTGACTCAACCGGTATCAGGTGGTATTTAGATAGTGTACTTGATAAAACGATTACTACTTATACTAAGTTCTTTGATCAGTTCACAAACAACAGTTGCAA